CTTTGTTAGCTTTATCAGATAAAAATTTCTTTTCAGTTTTCTTACCGCCTCGTTTCTTATACATCTTATAAGCTAACTTGGCTGCCTTTGCTGCTGCTGGGCCTAATATTCTTACGGCTGTTGCTACTGCTAGTACTGGTAATGCCATTATGTACTCCTATATTGTTTAGTTTTCTGAGCAATCTTTTTAGGTTGACTACTGAACTGCTTACCTTTGGCCGTATCTGCTCTTTTCTTAGCCGTTGTCTTAGCATATTCTTTTGCAGACAGTCTGGCAATAGCTTTCTTGGGTAGGTAGCGTTCCCCTGACTCACTTGATTTCTTACCTGACTTCGTACCCCAGTCTTGTTTGGACCATTTAGATAGTTTGTTGCTAGATTTTTTTGCACCTGAGTATGTACCACCAGACTGCTTGTAATACTTAACAGCTAACTGCATGGCTCTGGCTGAGTGTTTACCACCCATCTTCGCTTTGGCTCTGGCTTTTGCTGCGGCCCATTTAGCAGGATTGCGTTTGGTTGCGGTACTCATTATTTACCTAAGGTCTTTTTGGTTTTCTCTGCTTGCTTTCTTGCCGCTCTGCGCCTAGTTAAGTCTCTACGCTGCGATGGGAACAAGGTTCTAACATCACCGCCAAACAATGTCTTTTGTGATGCGGTACGCCTGGTCTCTTTGGCTTGCTTTGCAGACCTTGCTGCATCTGCCTTCCCAAACGAGGATGACTTATACGTACTATCTTGTGCTACTGGCAATAGTATTCCTGTATAGGCCTTGCCTGTCTTTTGTTGGTAGATATCGGCTGCTTCTCTGGTTACGCCTTTATCGTAGTCCTGAATCCTTGCACTTGGCGGTATTGCTAATCGTCTTTGATAAAACGTTACGCCTGGCCCTTGTACTCTTTTGAAGTACTTAAAGAACGGATCTTGCATCTGTCTTCTTAAATGTTCTGCTCCAATCATTTCTTTACTATAGCTAAAAAAAAATATATTTCAAGTGCGAGTTCTGGGAAAAAATAATGCGTGTATACTACCTCTTATGTAAGGTCAGAGTGATTTTTTAGAACCCCCCTTGCCTTATCGGGGGTCCTACGCCTTTACGTTTTCTGTAGAAAAGTTAGAGCAGTTATCCTAGATCGATATGTACTTTGAAGTCTCCAACAATCTGGTGTTGATGTTTATCGGGTGCTTTGAATCCTGCTCTGTCTAATATGTCTTTGGCACTTTCCATTTGAACGTACTCACTCTTTGCTGTTTGAGATAGCTTTGCCAATGTACTTTGAGCCTTGAGACTGTTGATGCCAAAGGATTCTTGGATCTGTTGATACATGTACTCGGCTACATGAGGCTTCTTTAATGTTTGATAGCCTTGTGATGATGCACTACTTTCCTTGAATCCTGCACGCTTTGACGCATCCTCGATAGAACATCCTTCGCTCACAAGTATATCAACTAACGCCTTTTGTCTCTTGTTGAGTGGCGTTGGTTTCTTCGGTAATATCGCATTAACATTCTGTAGTGTCGCCATGATCGCTCCGTCGTTTTAGTGTATTTCGGTTGTTGCAGTACTAAAGAGTAACACCTGCGTTCTATCTGTCAAGCCACCCACCATAACGTATTGATTTCATTACAACCGAAATCCTATATTTCACGCCGTCGAAAAAACAGCAGTCAATATAAGTCCATGCTAGTCGCCCACATTGACTGCAACGACGGCGAAAGAGCATCTACAATAAAACTATGTCAAATTAATATTAATATTACTAGCATTTTATTTCATATTACCCAAATTGGGTAAACCTAAACTGGGTAAAGACAATATTAATATATAAGTTAAAATGTACCAGATAACAACAATTTAGATACATTAATATGAAAAAAAGATTGACAATCTGTTCCAAAATAGTAAACTTAAATAATAGCTTTACGCTATATTTAAAAGAACCTTTAGAGGAGTTAATACAATGACTAGAAAACATTTTATACAATTAGCAGACGTAATTATAAACAATCCAAGAATATATTATGATGAAGAATTTTTCATTTCTGATTTAATGGATATGTGCGAAGAAGCAAACAACAATTTTGACAAAGAAAGATTCACACAATACATTGAAAAAAACATTGATCAAGCAGAGGAATTATAATAATGGCAAAACAATTTCAAATGATAAAAGCAGCAATAGAAATCCATGAAGATGACTGGAACAAAGATTTGCAAGTGCTTATATATAATGGTGATAAATGTGTAGACCAATATGACACAGTTGATTTAGAAGTAATTGAAGTTTCATCTAATTTAATAACTGATATAAAGAAGACATAATTATGCAAAACTATAGAACCGAAGAACAATTTTATACAATAGTTGATAGCATTATCAATGGTAACTATCAAGAAGCTATAAACTATGCTGTTGAATATGAATTTTCTGCTGTTGATCTAGCTAGATATGTAAAACTTAGAGCAATGATAGAAAGAGAATATATATGTGCAACAGATTTTTATTATATATGCGAGGGCATTGGCAGAGCAAAAGGACAAACAGACATAAAGCTCAATGATGCTGTTCAAACTGAGGTAATGATATCAGGGTAAAGTTCCTCTACGAGTTAGGTTTCTCGATCAAAAAACCAAATATATATATTGACATTGTAGAACAGATAGAGTAAATTTAATAGAACAGTTACATTATTGCAGAACGGTTTCATTAGGATAGAGTTAGCTTTCTCTAAAATAAAAAAGCAAGAATTACTGAGCGTAGGTTTGAATCCTACTAAGTATAGGTACTATAAGTTTTTATTGTTATAAAGTATACGTCTTATAGTACCACCCTTTTATTGGAGGTATAGATGGATCAAGTATTATTATTAATCGCTCTTATACTGCTGTATATCATGGCAGTCAGAGCATAACTAAAGAGGTGTAGTCATGAGTGATTCAGTAACGCAAGACCTAGACAGATACATGGATAGGCAAGACCAACAAGAAGCAGAACTTAATCAAGAAAAAAGAGAAGCAGAAGATACAGCTTGGGGTATACATGAGTTTGTAGATTCAGCACCTAAACTATTATCTGCTGATAGTTTAATAGACATGGAAGTAATACATCAAACCAAAGAGCATGTAGTAACAATCAATATCATGATGACTGAGGTAGAGTCAGAGGTATTCAAAGAGTACATTAGAAATCATGGTAGTAAATTTGTAACAGAAAGAATATTCGAGGAGGATTTGTAATGGAATCATGGCAACGTAGATACAAAGAACGTAAGCAAGAAGCCTATACAAAATATCGTAATAGGTTAATGAAAACTAAACAGCCTGATTTTGTAAGGGCATCAACATTTACTGAGGTTGTACACCAAACAGCAATGAAAATGGCTGAAAAGTATATGACATCACTACGCATAGGAGAACGCAATGTCTAATGTAATAGGTAAAGCATTTGAAAATGATGAAGATAAATGGATTGATAGATACAAAGAAGTTATAGCTACACTAGAAAGTATGTCAAATATTGGTATAAGTATTAATATAGATACATTTAATGAGATGAATGATACAGAAAAAGATATACACCTTGACGCACTTGCATTAGAAATAATTAAACATGAGTGGGAACAACATGCTAGATAGTTTCTGCTCAAAATTAAGATTGTTCTTATTGTATTTTCTTTTGCCAATCATGATTGCATTAGTTTTATTTGGCATACTAGAAATTATAATTGATCTATTATTCTGGAGTGGCTATGAGTAATAAAGATGCATTTGAAAAGTTTGACCAAGACAATCCGCAAGTATGGAAGCTGTTTGTTCAGTTGGTTATAAAACATATTAATGCAGGACATAAGCGAGGATCAGTTGAGTTTATATTTAATATCATGAGATGGGAACACGACATGGAAACAACAGATCCGTTTTATAAAATTAATAATAATCACAAACCATTCTATGCACGCAAGTGGATAAGGTTTTGTAAAGAACAACCAGACACTAAATGGTTACGTGTTGTTGATTATTTTCAAACAAGAGAGAGTCAGGCTGATGATCTCTGGGGGTGATTATGAAAGATAATATAGGTTGGTACATTACATTTGTAGTACTAGGTATAGCTTGGTACATGATTATTACAGCATGACGTATAAGGAATTGGTGTTCACTCTCATAGCCAAGAGAAAAAAATATGGGGTAGATACTATGACAGTATCGCAGATGATTGGTGTAGCTGACAGTTCAGTAGGTAGTTGGGAGCGTATGCAAAAATGTCCTAATGGTATGAATCTACTAGCTTGGTGTAATGCATTAGAGTTAGAGTTAGCACTCAAAGAATTAGAATCACAATGTCCAGAAGACTTTGAAGCATCAGATGATGTAATAGCCTGGACTCAACAACAGGATATAGATTATGAAAGAGAAAGAGATAAGTTCATCGACTACTACTCAGCAAAAGGAAGGACAGCTAGAAGTTGGCAATCCATGTTTAAGCTTTGGGTTCGTAGGTCAGTCGAGTTTAGGGCAGAGTCAGATCGAACACGTGCAACATATGATAAGACTTCGCCCACCTTTGTTCGAGAACGACGTAAGCGAATCCTTGATATGTCAAATGTATCGAGTAAATTTCTTGAAAGAAAAAGTAAAGACGAGTGAGTTTACTGTAGCCGTAGCCAAGTGCGAGGATCTACTCAAGCCATGTGCAGTAAGTGATGTGCAGATAATGCTTGAGACTATATGCTCTACCTTTAGTTGTTCAGCACCAGAAGAACTAGGACTCAAAACATATTGGGAGTTACTCAAAAAATATCCTGCTGGATTATTTCCATATGTAACTCTACATATATGTGCCACTTACAAATATCCAAGACTACCAATGCCAATGGAGTTTCTAACTTATCTTGATGAGGAGTACGCCAAGTGTCATAGGTTTATGCATGACCTTAAAAATGCAGGAGCTTGGGCTTTGCAATTAGAACAAACACAAGGTAAAATATAGAACATGAGTGTAGTCAAATATATAGATATAGATAGGCACAAAGGAATTGGTGGTTCAGATTCACATGCTCTTATGGGTACAAATGTTACACCCATACATGAGTTATGGGAGCTGAAAACATTACGTAAGCCTGGAGTAGATTTATCTAACGTGTTACCAGTACAAATAGGTACGCTAACTGAGGAGTTTAATCTTGGTTGGTTTACTAAACAAACTGGTATACATACCGAACCATATCCACAAGAATATATTAAAGTGGATTTTAGAATGGCACACTTTGATGGCTGGTGTCCACATGAGAACGCTATCATAGAGTGTAAGCACACTAACCATTACAATAAGTTAGAGAATGTAAGGGCTAGATACTATGCGCAGATCCAGCATTACTTAATGATGGCAGACCTTGATGTCTGTTATCTATCAGTATTGTTTGGTAATGCACGATGGGAATATTGTGCTATCCCATCACATCAGGACTATCAAGAGATCCTAGCTTATCGTCAAGAAAAGTTTTGGGATATGGTAGTAAACAACATAGAACCAACCGCAGATAATACTGCATGGAGACTGTATGAGTAAGATGAATATACCTGACGAAGCTGTCAAGATATTTAAAGAGTTAAAAATAAATGGAGCAGAAGCTACATGGGATTGTCATGGCACACCTGTTGTATTGCATAAGTATATAGAAATCATAGGAGCTAAACTTAATGTAAGTATAGATAGCCTAGATGTTATAGAAGCTAATGCTAAAGATGG